AAATATTCCAAACAAACCCTTCTTTATTCAACATATCTACTCCATCAAGTGAATTACTAAATGTTATAACTTCTAAAGTTGATGATGTTGCTGACTTACCTAAGCAATGTAAGCATGGTTATGTCATTGAAGTAGCAAATAGTGAAGCTGATGAAGATAATTACTATGTAAAATTCTTTGGTAATAACGATAAAGATGGTGATGGTGCATGGGAAGAATGTCCTAAACCTGGCATTACAACCACCATTGATCCAGGGACTATGCCAGTCAAGCTTGTTAGGCAAAGTGATGGTACCTTTAAACTATCTCAAATAGCTTGGGATGCTCGTGAAGTAGGTGATGATATAACTGCACCTGAACCATCCTTTGTGACAGGAACTGATGGAGATAGAAAAATCAATAACATGATGTTCTTTAGGAACAGACTTGTCTTTTTCAGTGATGAAAATGTCATTATGTCTAGACCTGGAGATTTTTATAACTTCTGGCCAAAGTCAGCTATTACTTATAGTGCTGAAGATCCAATTGATTTATCTGCTAGTTCAGATCTTCCAGCTATTATCTATGATGGAATACAAGTTAATAGTGGTCTAATACTATTTAGTGAGAACCAACAGTTTATGTTGTCTACTGAAAGTGAAGTACTTAGTCCTATTAGTGCAAAGATAAATTCATTAACTACCTATAACTTTAACTCTAAATCTAATCCATTCTCTCTTGGTGCAACTATTGGTTTCTTAGATAATGCTGGTAAATACAGTAGATTCTTTGAGATGGTAAATGTCTTAAGAGAAGGTGAACCAACCGTACTAGAACAAAGTAAAATTGTTAGTCAATACCTACCAAAGGAAGTTGATATTATAGCTAACTCAAGAGAGAACTCAGCTATCTTTTTTGCTGTTAAAGGTCAAACTAAATTATATGGTTATAGATACCACACAGCTGCATCCAAACGAATACTACAGTCATGGTTTGAATGGGAGCTAAGTGGAGCTATAGAACATCTTGCTATGCTTGATGATGCTTTATATGCAATTGTTAAAAACAGTACTACGCATACAATTCAGAAGTTTAGATTTAAGCATGAATTTGTCCCGCACTTAACTTATAATGTAGATGCAGGATCTACAGATGATCCAGTAAATCTTCATTTAGATCAAGCTAAACTTCTTACAATTGCAAATTCAGGTACAAATACTACACAAGTAACCTATAACGCAACTACAAATAAAACTTCGTTTACAAAGCCAGCTGAGTTTATAACTACATCAAACTTAGCTGTTATTGGAGTTGATGGTGCATTGGCATCTGAGCGTGATGTTGGTAGATTTTCACTTGCAACTATAAATGGTAGTAACGTTGAAATTGATGGAGATTGGACACCAACTTCTAACACTTCTTTGCACTATATATACTTAGGCTACCTATACGACATGGAAGTAGAATTTCCTACTATCTATCGTCAAGAAACTTCAGGTAGTTCTACAAGATCAGATACATCAAGTTCATTAGTTTTACATAGAGTTAACTTAAGTTTTGGTGGAGTAGGTGTGTATGACACAACCTTAACAAGAGTTGGTAAACTTCCTTATCAGGAAACATATGAATCAACACCTGCTGATGCTTATAAAGCAGATACAGCAGCATTATTAACTGAAGTAATAAAAACAATTCCAGTGTATGAAAAGAATACAAATTTAACTCTTACTCTTAAATCTACTCATCCTTCACCAGCAACATTATATTCAATGTCATGGGAAGGAGATTATTCACCTAAGTATTATAGACGTGTCTAAATTCATTCACCCAATAACGTTAGAGGCTGCCAAAGAGGTGGCTTCTAACCTACGTCCAGAGGACCGTAGAGAGGTCGAAGAGGGTCATGGGATAGATGCAACAGGAGCACTGTTAGATGCAGTTCAGAAGCCCTCCTGTGTGTATTTCACGGTGCCTAACGGCAAGACTGCCGGTATGGCTGGAGTAGACCTTGGAGGTCAAATCTGGATGCTATGTACACATGCTATTCATGACTACCCAATAACGTTTGCTAGGGAAGCTAGACGTTATGTAGAAAGACAACCCGATAAGTTGCTGTGGAATGTCGTTGATAAACGAAACACTGTCCATCTAAAGCTACTTAAATTCCTTGGATTCAAGTTCTTACGAGAGATTGAGTTTGGTCCAAACAAATTATCCTTTATAGAGTTTTGCCGTGTGTTTAGGAGCGCAACAAAGGGCTGCTAATCAAGCAGCTAGAAATAATTATGAAATGCAACTTCAGCAAAGAGAAGCTGATTGGATGCAACAACTTTCATTAGCTGGAGCTGAACGAGTTCAATTTGATATTGGTACTACCAATGTTAATCTTGCTCAGGATCAAGCTAACCAAGCACTACAGGAACAACGTAATGCTTTGATTAGTGAATCAATGCAAGCTGATGAATCTAACTGGAAACAGTTTTTACAAAATAGCCAATACTCACAACTAGCTGCTAGTGGTAGAACAGGTCGATCAGTTGAAAGAGTAGGTGTAGCTGATTTAGCAGATTACTTATCTAAAGGTTCTAGAGCTGCTTACGCATTAACTCAGAATGAGTATGCACTTAAGCAAGGTGGTAAGGCAATTAGAGATCAAGCTAAGGCTGATAAACAACAACTATTTGCAAATGTTATGTGGCAGAAACAACCTGGATTTGCACCACCTAAACCTGTATATGGAAACGTAGCTATGGCTGCTTTAACTGATGGTTTGAGAATAGCAAGTTCTTTCGTTCCATTATTACCAGGAATCTAATGACTAATTCATATAGACCAATACCAGCACCTGACTACGTTTCAGGTCTGACATCACAGTACAGAAGAGATTCACAGAACCTAGCTAACTTACAAAATGCTATGCGTCGTAATGACCAGCGTAGAGTTCAAGTGGCTGGTCAAGGGATGGAATTTCTTGGAGCTTTAGCTAATTTCTCAGTTACTGCTGCTAGTAAATATCAACAGGTTAAAGAGAAGAGAGATATAAAAAGAACAGCTGAATTAAGCAAGATGTTTGATGCTGGAAATTATACAGCTGCTGAAAAAACTTCAATTATAAATGCTCATAAAGAGCAGAGATTGGATGATACTCAATACAAACAACTTGTCTCTAGATTAGCTCCAGAGGTACAGGAACAGCTAAGAAGAGAACTTACTGGTGGTGATATTTTAAAACTTGAGGGATTAAGAAATGTACAAGCATTACAAGAATATCCTAGCTTTATGGAAGCTGGTCTTAAAGAAGCTGGTTATGACCCATTAGCACCTTCAGAAACCAGAAGAGCTATTTATGCTGATGTTCAGGATAAGTGGAGAGTTGAATCAGGTACTTTTAAAATTAGTCCAGAGGAAGATGTAAGATTAAAGTTTAATGAAACACTGCGTACCCATGCTCAATCTTTAGAAAATAATGCAGCATCTACGTTTAATAAAAAACAAGATGAGTTAGAAATTGAACTGGCAAATAAGAGTCTTGATGCCTCTATTAATCTAAATACTGGTGTTGCAGGAAATGAATTATCATTACAACTAACAGAACTAGCTTTAAAAAAAGGTAATGGCAATTTAAAAGTAGGGATGCCTTTAGCTAAAACTGAAATTTATTCAAGATTAGTCAAAGGTATTGAAG